GTCGTTGCGGGTGCCGCCGACCCGGTACGGCTGCACGCCGTAGATCGCCGCGACCTGCGTGGCGTTCAGCTGCATCGCCTGGATGAACGCCGCCTCGTTCTGCGGGACGGTGAGCGCCTTGTAATCCCAGTCCCGGCCATAGACCAGCGGCTGCCGCATGCGGATCGTGTCGGTGAGCCGCTGCCGGATCTGCTTCGCCTGCTGGTCGTTGACCTCTTCGTTAATGTTCTGGAAGGTGCCGGGCGGGAAACCGCCATTGGAGAACCAGTCAGCCGAATACTTCAGGGCATCAATGCCCTGCCCCCACAGCAGGGCGAACGCCTTGAGGGGACTGACGCCCTCGACCCGGCCAGCGACACTGAACGCTTTCAGGTGGACCAGCTCCTGGCGTTCCATCAGGTGGCCCTTGTAGTAGATCCGCGCCCGGTCCGGGTTCTCGGGCTGCATCTCGTCGTCCTGAACGTCCATCCGGTCGGCGGGGAGCCACGCTATGCCGGTCGGCAGGCCGAGCCCGTCAGGACCGGGGATGCCACCCCGGTTGGTGATCAGGCCCCAGGCGTTGCCGTGCAGCAGCGCCGACGTGGAGCCTGTGAACATCCAGTCATACAGCGTGCCGCTTACTTGCGGGCCACCGCCAGCGACGGGCGAGCCGAGCAGCATGGTGGAGAAGATCCGCTCACTGTCCCCGTTGGGCAGCTGCCGGTACACCTTGATCGGCAGGGAGGCGATCTGGTCGGCGATGAACCTGATCGCCGAATAGCAGGCACCGAGCGCCAGTACCGAGTCCTGGCCCTGGGTTTCCCGTGAAGGATGGGTCGGCCCACCGATGTTGAATTTCCAGTACGGATTCCGCCAGGGGTGGTAACTGCCAGGGCATCCCGCCGATCGTCCGAGTTTCGATACTGATGCGATCAGCAAGCCCCATGGCCACTACCACCTCCGCTCACGCAAATAGCGGCGGCGGCCACGCCTGGTCACAGCATAGAAGCCGGAAGCTCCCAGCGCACCTTCCATGCCTCTTCGATCGTGGCAGCCCACGGCTCGAACTCGATGCCCCACGACCACCAGTGCAGGCCGTCATCGAACACAGTGTGCTGACCAGGCCAGTCCACGCCGAGGATCTGGCCGGCAGGGTCCGGGCTGTAGGACATGAGCGTCGCGCCCGCCAGGCCATGGTCGATGGCCATCACCAGCGTGTGCTCGATGACAGCGCCGTCGTCGGGGTGGTCGGCGGTCAGCCGGTACAGGGCCAGCACGTCAGCGTCACCGACCGGCCAGCCCTGCCACCGCAGCGACGCGGCGAGAGCCTCAGCCGCGCAGCATGCGATCCCGTCAGTGAACCCGCGCTTAGCGCTGCGCCCGCCACCCCCGCCAGCACCGTGGTGCGCCTTGCCCGCCGTGTGACGCGAGGTACCCGCTGGTTTTTGCGGCTTGCTCGCTTGAGTGACCTTGTGCTTAGGGCGCTGAGGACGCTGGGGGCGCTGAGGGCGTTGCTTCCCGCCGCCGCCAGTTCCGCCGGCGCTCGGCTTTTTGCTCACGCCGGTTCATCCTGGCCCGAGGTTCTTGGCGTGTTCCCAGGTGACGATGTCCGCCGCAGCCGTCTTGGTGGCGCCGTAGTGGCGCTTGTAGGGCCACTGGCCGAGCGCGTGCGCAAGCGCCACGTCTGCTGGGGTGGCCACATCGGGCACCGGCACTGGTACCGGATCTGGTACGGGCACTGGCGCGGGCAGTGTGGCTGGGACCGGCACGGTCGCGTCGCCCTGCTCGGCCAGCAGCCGGGTCAGGGTCGCCCACGACATGGAGAAGCTGCCCTTGTTTCCCCATGATGGAGTCCAGGAATTGTCCATGAATACCAGCATCGAGGCGGTGTCGAGTCCCCGGCCGACGACCTCGTGGCCACCTCGGATCTGGGCGCCGGGCGAGATGGCGACCAGGCCGGACGAATCTGGATTATCGAAGCTGTCGTACCAGTTGAAGCCGAACAGCACCGGGCCAGCCGACAGGGCCTGGAGGGCGGTGTTCAGGTCGAAGCAGTGGGTGTAGCCGGACAGCAGGCCCGCGTTCTGCGCCGCCTTGCACACGCTCAGCCCGTCGCTGCCGGTGTCGTCAGGCGGGTAGGAGCCGGGGTAGCCGTCGAGCCGGGTGGCCGCCCCATACAGGCTGATCGCTCCCGCCTCGTTCAGTGTCATGTGCCCCACGGGGAGGGCGTCATAGACGGGAGTGGTGCCAGCCGCGCCGACCATCGCGTTGCCGGTGCAGGAGCCGAGGTTCCCCTGATCGAGGATGCCGATCATCCGCGCCCATATCACCGTCCGCAGCACACCCTCGCTGCGGTAGGGGTAGGCGAGGGAGCGGGAGTCGTGCCAGACGTGCCGGCCGAGCGGCTTGCCTTCGACGGGGTGCTCGGTGATGTGGTCAACCCTGACGGTGTGGGTCATCCGATCTGGTACCTGTCGATCATGGCACGCAGCCTATCGTTCTCGGCTATCAGTTCCCTGACATCCGGCTGATTCAGTGGCAGGTCACGGGCGGTGCGCCAGCCCATCTTCGCCGCCGACGCGCACCAGGCGAACGCGAAGAACACCATAGTGAACGCCTTGGCGGTCAGCCAGGCGATGGCGAAAATCAGGCCACCGATCAGGCCGAGGATCACCTTGCCTGGTGATGCCTTCCTGGCGTCGGCGGTGATCGCCTCCAGTGGCACCCGCTCGTGCAGCGGCTTGCGCCCGTTCGCCGGGGCCATCGTCGCCGTGTCGCTCATCACTGCACCTGCTTCCAGTGCTGGTCGTCGCTATCAGAGCCGGTCGCGCCAGGCAGGCCCTTGATCACCGTCTTGCGGGCGGGGGGGCGGGGAGCAGGCATGTCCTGCGCCCACACGCCCAGGGGTGGCCCCATGTCGGAGATGAACGGCGGGCCGCCGCCGGTAGGCTCATCGTTTTCGGCCCAGCCGCTGTGCTGCTGCTCAGCCACGGACGGCCTCCTGCTGCTTTCCTGCGGGGATTGGGCGCCGGTAACCCACGGTGAACTCGGCATGCTGGATTTCCTGGCTGCGGGCCAGTTCATCCACGAACCGCTGGCAGATGACGTTCGCGTCATCGTCGCGCCCGTTGTCGTGGATGCCATGACCCTGGATGACGATCGTCCACTCACCCATGGCTGCCTCCTAGAGAACCGACCTCAGTACGTCGTAGCCGCGCCCGAACTTCCGCGCTGCCCATACTGCCATGGTTCCCGCGCACAGCGGGGAAATATCGGCACTGGTGTCCCGCCGTGCCCAGGCGTGCATCCCGTCACCCACGTCCCGCCGGACACCAGCGGCGACCGCCTTGCCGAGGCTGTCCTGGCCCCGGTGGATGATCGTGTTGTCGCTGACGCCGCGCACGAACTGGGCGTGCGCCTGCGCTACGTCCCGCAGCTGGCAGATCTCCAGGATCGGCTCAGCCGTGGGGCGGGGTTTCTTCGCCGACAGGCCCGCCGCCTCACACGCGGTGATCAGCTCAGCTCCTGGCCCGATCGGGTCGATGACGATCTTGGCGACCCGGTTGTTGGCGACCAGTTCTTTCAGGCGGGGCATGATCCAGGCGACCCCGGACCGGTGATCGTCCCACTGCCCGTCGCTGCCGATTTCCAGCGCCGCGACCGGCACCCGGATGACCTCACCGGTCTTGTCGTCGGTGACCGCAGCCTCGACACCGGACACGATGCCAGCAATGGCGATCGTTGCCGCGCCCTGGTCGGGGGCGATGTCCACCGATATGCAGATCCGCTCCGGGCGGGGCATGTCGCCGGGGCCGGGCCATTCGCAGCCGCGCCACAGGTGCTCGCTGATCACCGACCACGACAGTTCGTCCAGTGGCCAGTCGCCGATGCCGAGGCGCTCGCGGTCGAACCCGGCCGGGTCCATCTTGACCAGCTCGCGGGCGATGTGCTCTTCGCTGATGCGGATGTTCATGCCCGGGTTGGCCCGCGCCCACGAATGCGGGTCGTCGCGCCGGTCATGGCCGAACGAGCAGCGCCGCTTGCCCTTGTCGGGGCACAGGTCGGGGCAGAACTCACAGGACCATTCCATGAAGCACAGCGTCGGGTCGTTCTGGGCCAGGCCGCGCTTGCGCACCCGGGACAGCTGGATCGAGTCGGGCATCCCGGCCGACGCGGTGTACCACATCTGCGGGTTCGGCACGGCCGACATGGTGGGCATCGACGCGGACACCTGCTCATCCGACAGGATCATGGCCTCGTCGTAGTAGACGGCATCGGCGGTGAATGACCGGCCTGAGCCACGGGACCGGGCCAGGAACCGCAGCCGGGGGGCGACCGACTTGCGGATCTGGGTGCCTTTGTGGCCGAAAATGAGGGTCGGCTCGGGGCGGAGTTCGATGGCCTCCTCGCCGTGGGAGGTGCGGATACCGCCCGGCTTGACCTTGCGCAGCAGCTCAGGGTTGCCCCGGATCATCGACTGCATGCGCAGGAAATGCTCACCGGAGGCTTTGAACTCGTGCGCGGTATGGATCTGCAGGGCCTCGCGGAGCACGAACAGGCCGGCCAGCTGACGGGCTTCCAGGCCCGAGTTTTTACCATTCTGGCGTGCGATGATCCAGGCCACCTCGAAGGCGGACCACAGCCCGTTGCGGCGGGTGCCCATCGACTGGGTGAGGCCCCAGCCCTGCCACTCATCGAGGACCAGGCCGGACTTGGCGGCGAAGTCCACCGCGTCCTCGCCGGCCGCGTAAGAGTGAGCAGCAGGGAGTGAGCACAGGCGGGGCCGCTGCGCTCCAGTGATCTCCTCGCCGTTACCGAGGGGAACGGTCATGCAGGCAGGATAGCTCCTACGCCTGCTGGGCTATCGCGTCAAGGCGGGGCGGTTCTTGCTGTCTACGGGTAGTCAGCTACCCCGTGCTTGGCACCCTTGCGCTGGTTACAGCGCCCGTGCGCTAGGTGCAGATTCGCGAAGTCGTCCCGGCCACCAGCGGATCGAGGCAAGCGGTGGTCGATGGTAACGCCCATGCTTCGCGGCGATGCTGGCCACTTCCCGGCCACCGGCAGCGTGAAGTCGATCAGCTCACCGCACAGAAAGCAATTATCGCCATCGCGTCCCCTCAGCCACGCCCGGATGGCCTTCGGGTCGGCGAAGTTGGCCCTGCCCATTCCCTGAATCACGGCACCTCGTGCCCGTCAGCGGTGAGCTTGACCAGTGTCTGCCAGTCGTCGGCTTCGGCGGTGCGCTCGGTGGCCACGGCGAAGTCCTCGAACTTCAGCACCTCGCTCATCATTTCGAGCGCCGCGTCGGACAGGGTCAGGCCACGGCGGGCAGCGTATGCCTTGACCCTGTCCTTGAACTCGCGTGAGCACCCGAGGGTGATGGTTGTCCGGTTGCCGCTGTCTATGCTCATAGTCCGTTGACTCTACGTCGCGCTACTGAATAGGTCAAGCATGGATGCCGAGCACCTGCCCAGCGGTCAGCCAGTCAGACGCGATGGCCACCTGGGCGCGGGGCAGCCTGCCCTGGGCGACACCGGCTCCGCCAGCACACACCCAGCCGTGCAGCGCGTTCTCGATCGCGTCCTTCGGGTTCGGGATAGATCCCGTCTCCACCCACAGATTGCTGGCGTCGTTGGACCCGCCCAGTTCCAGCGGGACCAGGTGGTCCAGCTCGCCAGAGACGTGCTGCTCACCGTAGGCGGGCTCGGACACGCTGTACTTGAAGGCAGTGGTCTGCGACGACGGTGGCCGGTAGGTGGAGGTCCGGTAGGTGGATGAGCACAGCAGCGCCGCCGTGATCGCCGGGTCATAGGCACCGGGCGTGCAGAGCGGATCTGGCAGCATCCCCGCATCCCGGGTATGGCAGGGACCACTGAGCGTTCCCGTTACGCGCCCTGGGTCGTGTACCTGGAACAGGTCCGGGCCGGTGACCGGCGACGGCGAGCTGGTAACGGCGCCGGGTGACGCCGTTGGTACCGCCACTGATCCACAGCCGCACAGGGCAAGCAGCAGCACGGGGGCAGCGAGCTTTCTCATACTTCCACGCTACCCGCCGCTACTGGCTGCGTGGTCGCGGAAGCGAGGATCATGCGCCCCAGGTACTCGGCGACCTGCGGCACGACGGCGTTTCCTAGCCCCCGCAGTCGGTCCATCCGCTCGGGAACCCCATCAGCCACTCTACGAACTCCGGGTTCAGGTCCCCAGGTTCGGTTTCCGGCACCAGTTCGGCCATCACCTGGGAGTATGGCCTGTCCCCCGCCGGGACCGAGTGCCAGACCCCAAACCGAGCCATCCCAGCCAGGGTGAGGCGTATCTTGCCCGTCCGCCCCTCCCCGCCCCCCCGGTTGGAGTGGTGCCCCTGCGCGTTCGGGGTGGGAAGCAATGATGAAGAGCCGCCAGCGGAGATGCGGCGCACCCAGGGCGGCTGCCGGGACACGAGCCCACCACGCATCGAACCCTCGAACGGCAAGTCCACGGAGGATATCTCCCAGACCATGATTCCTGAGGCCGGGAACGTTCTCGACGAGGACCCACGCCGGGGATACCGTCTCGATGACCTTCTCGCAGTGGGGCCAGAGCCATCGGGTGTCAGCGGTTCCCCTTGTGTGCCCGGCACCGCTGAACGGCTGGCAGGGGATTCCGGCGCAGATGAGATCAACGGGGGGGCGCCTTTCTGACAGCCACCACGCTGGGGTAGTGGCAACGTCGTCATGGAGGGGAACGTCGGGCCAGTGCCTGGCGAGGACCCGCTGGCACCAGGGGTCGATCTCAACCTGCCCGGCGATCGCCATCCCGGCGCGCTGGAGGCCAAGGTCGAGCCCCCCGATGCCACTGCACAATGACAGGACGTTCATGCCTGCACGCTACCCGCTGCTACTGGCTGCTTCGCGCATGTTCTTCTCCCGCTTGGCCCGGACCTCATCCACGAAGTCGTCGGCAGCCTTCGCCGGGGACAGCGCGTGCAGGGCGTCCATGCCCAGGCGGATCTCCCGGGCAAGCGCCGCCGCGTCCCGGGGCACCTGCCCGTCATCGAGCAGCTGGGCCAGGCTGAGGATGCCCTTGGCCACGACGCCGTCGCAGTAGGGCTTCGGCAGGGCGCGAAGCTCGCGCCGGGCCGCTGCCTCAGCTGGGCGTATCGGCCGTCTCGGGGCCATCGGTCTTCCCGGTGAGCCGGCCGAGCAGGTGGGCGACGCTCTCGTGCGGTGTAGGCTCGTTCTCTTCATGCCCGTGGGCGATCTGGGCAGGTGAATGCGCGGGTCCACGGTTCGCGGCGGCGGCAGCGGCTATCGCGGCGGCGACCTGGCCCGTGCTGGACTGTGAGGACTGCATGGCTCCTCCTACGTCACGCCGATCACCAGGTGGAAGTGACCGATCCGCAGCACCCAGTTGAACCCGCCGAGGGCGTGGACGACGAGTGCCACCAGGATCAGGATAACGATTACCACCAGCACATAGATCAGCCACCGCAGGAACGCGGGGACCGTGGCCAGGAATCCCATGCCGTCTTTCCTCCTCCTGCGGCCAGCGGGAAGCAGTCTACCCACGGCTGGCGTTGACAATCCTGTATCGTCTGGGCTACAGTACGCACTCATGGGTGACATGTATATCGCCACCACCCCCCGCTGTCCCACCCACGGGAAGATGAAGTGGATGCACCCCGTTGACTTCAACAACGTCTTCGTCGGCGACAGCTACTGGATCTGCCACGGGTTCGACGGCGAAGGCTGCGACTACCGCGTCGAAGAGGAGGACGTAGGCTGGACCGCCGTGTCATTCGGGTTCAGGGCCGGCGCATGACACCGGAGAGACGGCCCCGCCTGCTGGACCTGTTCTGCGGTGGTGGTGGTGCGGCCGCCGGCTATGACCGCGCCGGGTTCGAGGTGGTGGGCGTGGACATCAGCCCGCAGCCCCGGTTCCCGTTCGAGTTCCACCAGGCCGACGCAATGACCTACCCGCTCGACGGGTTCGACGCCATCCACGCCTCCCCGCCCTGCCAGGACTACAGCAAGGCAATGCGGCACCTGGCCGGCAACTTCCCCCGCCTCATCGAGCCCACCCGCGAGCGGCTGGAGGCCAGCGGCGTCCCCTGGATCATCGAGAACGTGCCCGGCTCGCCACTGCCCACCCAGCCCGACCTGTTCGGGGCCTACGGCGTAGAGCTGTGCGGCACCATGTTCGGGCTGGGCAAAGGCGGCCTGGCGATCCGCCGTCACCGGCTGTTCGAGACGAGCTTCCCGGTGTGGCCGCCACGGGGATGCGACCACTCCCTGCCGACGATGAATCCGCACAACGTAGAGGGACGGGAGCTGATGTTCACCGTCTTCGGCCGCGACGACCCCGAACGGCACTGGCGGGAGGCGATGGGCGTGCCGTGGATAGATTTCTTCACCACCCGCGAGGCCATCCCGCCCGCCTACACGCAGTACCTGGGGTCGCTGCTGCTCGCTGCGTGCAAACTGGCCCGGTGAGGCAGATCATTGTTAACTGGCATTACTTCACGAGCAGGGCAGGGATATGAACTGGATCAAGTCGAGCAAGTGCGAGAGCGGGGCGTGCGTCGAGGTCGGCGCCGCACTGGAGAAGTCCAGCCACAGCGGCGCTCAGAACTGCGTCGAGGCCGGGCCATGCGCGTGCGGCGGCGACGTGCTGGTGCGCGACACCAAGGACCGCGAGGGCGGGACGCTCGCCTTCAGCAGCGCGGTGTGGGCGGAGTTCATCGCCGCAATCAAGGCTGGCGAGTACCACCAGGAATAATGTCGCGCTACTGTGCGCTACAGTGTGGTATGGACAGCTTCATGACGTTCGCGGTCGAGTTCTTCGTCTGGGCCGGTGTCGCCCTGCTCGGCGTCTGGTTCATCGGGTTCCTGCTGCAGCCGCTCGGGTTCCTGCTCGAACTCGTGGGCAAGCCCGCCAAGCCGAAGCCCGCCGCCCGGTTCTACTGCACGGGCGCCAAGTTCAGCGGCAAGCCCTACCCCGGCGAGCGCACCCACACGCACAAGACGACCGATGAGGCCGACGCCTGCCTCTACAGGTGGATCGCCGCCGAGGTCGCGGAGGGAGCCAGCAAGCCCCAGCCCGCAGCCTGCGGGAAGTGCGGGCGCAACCACTTCGCCGAGGACTGCCCGGGCCACCGGGCCACCGATAGCAGGACCGGTGAGGTCGTGGGCTACTGGGTGCCCAAGTCGTGAAGCGCCGGTTCCTGCTCTGGCTTCTGCCCGCACGTAAGATCCGGGTCCACCACGACGATGGCACCTGCCTGGCCCCGTACCCTTACAACCCGGAAATAAGATGCGGGCGGCCTGCCGGTCACGGCCCAGGGGACATGCACGACAGCGGCTACTTCACCGAGCACATCCCCCACCTGTGGCCCAACCCTGCTGACGGTAAGTAGCCATGAGCGTCGAACACCCATTCGAGGTCACCACCGGGCTCGTACCCGGAACGGTTATAGCGGTACGGCCACACCCCCTCCGGGATCACATCTGGATCGCCGATGTCCAGGTTGCTGGCGATAGGCGGCAGATCATCTTCGGTGGCACCGACAGCGCCCTGACTGGCCGCCACGTCCTGGTTGCATTGCCCGGAGCCCGGCTGCCGGATGGGACGAAGGTCCGCAGGCGCAGATATGCGGGTGAGGTCAGCGACGGGATGCTGTGCTCAGCCGCCGAGGCTGGGCTCGGGACAGATACCACGCGCGTGCATGTGGTGATGCGGGAGACGGGTGACGGTAAGTAGCCATGGGTATCGAACATTCATTCGAGGTCACTCCCCGTAGTGAGGATTGCGCACGCTGCGGAGCTGACTATGAACGGATCGTAGAACATGGCTGCCCGCTCGGGGCATGGAGCATCTGGTGTATCGCACACCTGTTCGAGGGCACACAACACAGAGTGATGGGGCCTGG